TATCCCCCAATTGTTCTCTCCTAATGGATACGCATTTTTGATGTTCTATCAAGAGGGTTATTATCCTATCACCTATGAAAAATCAGGGATAAGCCTTGTAGATTTAATCCATCGGCATGATTTAACGTCATACAACCCTGTTTTGTTCAACAACTATGCTATAGGGACAATTCAAAGATGAACCGATTTCAAATAGGCAACCACGTTGTTTATCACGCCGATATTGTGACGGATTGGCATCACATTAACTTCTCCGTTCAAGCCGATATTGTGTATAGTGATCCCCCGTGGGGGAATAATCTAAAATATTTTCACACCCTTAATAACAAGGACAACAATCTACAAATACCCCTATTATACGACAATGACTATTTTTTAAGGCGTTTTTTTGATTTTATTGCCCGTTGGACAAAAGAAAACGCAATCTATTTTATTGAATATAGTCTCAAGCAGAGCGAGTTTATTATCGAACTTGCTTTATCAATGGGTATGAAACACGTTCAATCATACACCCCTTTATATAAGACAGGCAATACGTTCCTTCCCTTATCCCTTATGGTTTTTACTAGGGGCAATTTTATATTTCATGCGCCACCGCTTGATTTGGTCAATCGCTCTTATGGATACGCTACATTAAAGCAGGTGACTTCTCTTATGTCTATTACTAAAAATCATATTGTATTAGACCCGTGTTGTGGATTAGGGTACAGTGCTAAACTTGCATTAGACAACAATGCTATATTTTATGGGTGTGAATTAAACCTTAAACGACTATCTCGAACGATTAAAAGGTTAAAACAATGAAAAATGTATCCTATTTACCAATTAGCGTATGGGACGAAGCCTTAAACCGCATTCGCTGGCTATTTGACGAATTTGAACATCTTGTTGTCAATATGTCAGGTGGTAAAGATAGCACTGTACTAATGAATTTAGCCCTTATCGTTGCAGAGGAAAAGCAACGATTGCCTCTACGGGTTGTATTTTTAGACCAAGAGGCAGAATGGCAAGCGACCATTGATTATATTCGTCATATTAAACATGACCCGCGCATTCAATTAGATTGGTTACAAGTCCCCTTTAAGATATTTAATGCAACAAGCCCATTAGAAGAATGGTTATATTGCTGGGAAGAGGGCAAAGAGTGGATAAGGGATAAAGAACCAGATAGCATTCACCAAAATATTTATCACACGGATAGATTTGCCGAATTGTTAAACAATTATGCTTCTGTCACCTTTGGTTATCCTGTATGTAGTTTAGCAGGGGTTCGCACACAGGAAAGTCCTGCCCGCTTTAAGGGATTAACGACCTATCCTACCTATAAAGGGCGCACGTGGGGGGCAAAACGCTCAAGTAGAGGCAATTATACCATGTATCCTATTTATGATTGGGAAATATCAGATGTGTGGAAAGCTATTCATGACAACGGATGGGCATACAATAAACTTTATGATTATATGTATCAATATGGTGTCCCTATTGTCAAAATGCGTGTGTCTAACTTAAACCACGAAACTGCTGTTCATGATTTATTTTTCTTACAGGAGATAGAACCCAATACATGGAATAAAATTGCTAAACGGGTACAAGGCACAAACACGGTTAATCAACTATCATCCGATTTTTTTAAGCCTAAAGAATTGCCGTTTATGTTTAGTTCTTGGCTGGAATACCGAGACCATCTATTAGACAATCTTATTCTTGACGATGCAATTCGGGTAAAAATGAAAAAACAGTTTGATAGCATGTTAAAAAACTTTATCCCTGAAATACATGAAAAAGTTATTTCAATGCAAATATCTTGTATACTGGTTAATGATTACCATGAAACTAAAATTAGCACGTTTACAGCGGCGAACAGTCAATATTTAGTAGGGAAGGGCAAAAATCAACAATGGTAAATCAGGATAATTTTAAGGGCATTGTTGCTCAACTTATTCATCAGTCCAATGACCCTATTTTAACATTAAATCAATTAAGGGAAGCCCTTAATCAAATATCCCCTCAAAAAGCTATGCCTGTCGATTTTGTTCGGTGGGTTCATATTGACCAAGTAGAACCTAATGAATACAACCCGAATTCAGTGGCTCAGGTCGAAATGGGGTTGTTGGCAAAATCTATCCTTGCTGATGGTTACACCCAACCCGTTGTCACTATATTTGATGATAACAAGCAAAAATATGTTATTGTAGATGGATTTCATCGTTATTTTACAATGAAATTGGTAGCCGATGTTTATGCTTTAACCAATGGCTATTTACCCGTTGTAGTCATAGATAAACCTTTAGCCGATAGGATGGCTTCAACGGTGCGCCATAATCGCGCACGAGGCAAACATTCCGTAAACGGCATGGCAAATTTGGTTTTTAAGATGTTGGATGAAGGGCGCACCGATGAAGAAATTTGTAATGAATTAGGGATGGAAGTTGAAGAACTGTTAAGGCTAAAACATATTACAGGATTTAGCAAATTATTTTCAGATGTTGAATACAACCGTGCGTGGCAAACCAGAGCGCAAATTCGCCACCGCTTACGTTATGAAAGCCAACAAGGGCAGTCCGATGACAAATAACACAACACCACCCAAACGCAGTAAGGGTAGACCCAAAAAAAATAAAACATCACCCGAACATCTGCAGATGATAGCAGATATAGATAGGGCATGGCAATTACGGATGGAAGGCAAAACGTACCGTGAAATTGGTGCGATTATGGGTGTTCACTTCACTACTGTGCATGATTATATTCAAAAAAAAATCCTACATCATGAAAATTCTACAGACCTAAATCACATGGCATACCGCGACCAGCAACTGGATGACATCGAAAAAGCCATTGCCGAACTGTGGAAACAGTATCGGCTGTTGTCGGCACTCAATCAGAACAACACCAAAATCGGCGACAACATTCAGCTCGCCCGCGCTCGCGCTGACACGCTCAGGACATTGCAAACCTTTTTGGATAGACAATCCAAATTGTTGGGATTGGATGAACCAACCCGCATTGAAAATCTGGAAAAGCAAATTAGTTTTGTGATGGACTTGACAGGTGAAACCCATGACCCATCACGAGACGATTAGGTACGTGCCGACACCCAAACAACGCGATTTTCATCTGGCATTCGACCGTTACGATACAGTGGGGTTTATTAGCGGGGTCAATGCGGGCAAAACAACGGCAGGGTTTTGCGAAGCCCTTCGGCGAGCAACAACACAAAAATGTGACGGGATGATTGTTGCGCCCAATGATGGCATGTTCACCAAAGTCATTGCCCCGATTATCAGGCGCTGGCTACCACGCACTTGGGTGGCTGAACAAAACCAGACCAAGAAATTCATCCGATTGGTCAATGGCTCGACCATTTGGTGGGCGAGCGGGCATAACCCGCTTGACCTCGAAGGCACGAGCCTACAATGGGCGTGGCTGGATGAAGCCAAAAATTACGTCAATGCCGATGTGTATAATATCATGTCGGCACGCATTGGGCGCGACAATCGCGGTGGCAAGTTATGGATAACCACCACTCCAATCGGTTTACACCACTGGTTGTACAAGGTGTTTGTTGAGGATAGGTTGCCTCACGTGACCTTTATCAAAGCCAGCACCCGCGACAATACCTATGCCCCAACGGGGTACTACGAGCGATTGGCGAGCATGTACTCAGGTGTGTATGCCAAGCAACAACTTGAAGGCGATTTTGTTTCATTTGAGGGCATTGTCTATGACACGTTCAGCGTCACTGAAAATGTGAGTGATGTGACATACAACCCTGATTACATCACCTATTGGGCGGTAGATGATGGCTATGTTGAAGGTGGTGGGGAAGGCAGTGCAGGCTATCATCCCCGCGTTATCCTGATTTGCCAGCGCACCCCTATCGGCGGGGTCAATGTCATCGGTGAATATGTCGCTACCCAAGAACTCGCCGAAATCAGCATCCGCAACGTTATTGACCAGTGGGGCGTGCCGAGCGTTGCTTACATTGACAGCAGTGCCAGCGAACTCAAAGCACGCATCCATAATCTAGGGATACCGACCATCGGCGCGACCCACATCGTCAGCGAGGGGATAAAAACAGTCAGGCGGTATCTGTTAGACGGCAACGGCGTGCGTTTGTTGCAGATTAATCCTGCTTGCAAAACGCTCATCCGCGAATTCCAACTGTACCGATACGCAAGTTCAAGCGGTTTAGGCGAGCCGAAGCCAATTAAACAAGACGACCATGCGCTAGACGCACTTCGATATTTGTTGTATAAACTGTATTAGTGGTATACTGGTTTTTATAATGTATACATGAGGACAGCCGATATGGGCAAAAGCAGATTAGATGGGATAGACCCCGTACAATTAGCCAATCAAAACACAATTCAATCACGGGACAGGCAAACCCTGACATTTGGTATGCCCTACAACCGTTCCCCGTTGTTATCGGCTTACGGCACGCGAGCGCGGGATATTGACCTCAATCGGCTGTGGCATGACGACTTCAACACCATGTTTAAGGGGGTCGTATCAGGGTTAGCCAAAAAAGTCGCCAGCACGCCGTTTGAAATTAATAGCCCTAAACGGTACGGGGATTTTTGGCAAAGGATGCTCATGGATGCCGATTTGGGCAAAGGCTGGTCGGCATTCATCCAAAAAATCGTGACGGACTTTTGCCGATACGACACAGGCGCATTCATCGAACTGATTGCCAGTGGCGACCCGTTAGCGCCCATCACCACACCTGTTATCGGCGTGGCTTCGCTCGACCCGCTCAACTGTTGGTTGACGGGCGAGGATGATTACCCTGTGGTCTATCAATCAGGCGCGGGCAAAATGCACTATCTGCACCATACCCGCGTGGCGCAATTGGTGGACATGCCCACGAGCGAAGACAACAGGCGTGGGTTCGGGGTATCAGCCATGAGCCGTGCCATTGCCGTTATTGCTCAGGAAATGTATATCCAAAAATACATGATAACCCTGTTTGATGACAACCCACCCCCTGGCTTTGTGATATTTGGGAACTTGGGTGGGATTGCCAATATCGAACAAGCTATTGCCCACTTCAATATGCAACGGCAAACGGATAGCGGTGGCTTGTTTGGGCGCACTATCCCTTTATATGGATTGGATAGCGCCACCACGCCAACGGTGCAATACATCACGTTTAGCCGTGCGCCTGACGGTTTTGACTACACCGAAACCATGAACATCCTTGCCAAGCAAATGGCAAATGCTATCGGTGTTGACCTGATTGAGTTTTGGGAACTGTCAGGTGGCAACATCGGTTCTGCCACCCAAGCCGAAATTATGGCACAAAAATCAAAAGGGAAGATGGTGGGTTATCTCATCAAAGAGATTGAACGGCTTATCAACTCTATTTTGCCAGAGGATTGCACATTCGAGTTCCGTTATCGTGATGAAGAGGAACTGAAAACCAGCGCCGATATTGCCAACCAATGGGCAATCGTTGTAAACTCGCTCGCCAATCAACTGACATCCGATGAACAACGGATGCTTTTAATTAAAAATGTCGAAGCTATCCGTGATGTGTTGACAGATGATGAAGGGCAACTTATCCCATACAACGATTTTGACAGGGTAGCCAATGATGAACTGGTCATCCCCGACAATGGGGTCGCACAAGTAGACGATACCGACCTCATGCTGGAAGACAATAAGGAAATTGGGCAAACCATATCGGCGTTTGCAGGTCGCATGATACGCATGGTGAATGCCATGATAAACAAATTTGTCAATCGTGCCATTGCACGCGGAGCATTACGCACGAGCATCGCGCTCGAAGGCGAAAAAGCATTTTTGGACGGCAAGCGGGCGGCGGGCGACAATTCGCCCTTAAGCGCCGATGATAAAATTACACTGCTAAAATGGCGAAGTGAACAGCAAGCCTATTTAACCACCTTTTTGGATAATGTAGAAAAAGGGGTGGTCACACCCAACAACCTGACAAACCATGTTGAGATGTGGATAAACAAGACCATCAAAGAGGCATACAATCTAGGCATGGCAAGCACCGCGCCCAACCGTTTTTATCGTTGGGTGTTGGGCGCAACCATTGAACATTGCCAAACCTGCCTCACTGCCAATGGGCAAGTACATCGGATGAAGGCATGGAAAGAGGCGGGTGTGTTGCCCCAATCCAGCCGATTGCAATGTGGCGGGTATCATTGTGACTGTCGCCTCGAACCCGTCACCAATCCCCGTCTGTTCGGCAAAGGCAATTTGCAAGCTGTTAGACGCACCCTAAAAGCGCACGAGCGTGAACATAAACGTGTTCGCTGGCACGATAGTGAGGATGTGTTATGGAGCAAACACTAAAGCAACCAGAAAGAGGCAACAATGCGTAGGGCAATTTTAATCTCATCCAATAACCGCATTGACCGCGATGGCGAAATCGTGAGCAAGCGGGCGCTTCAAGAGTACGTTACATCGGCGTATCGGGACGGTGTGTATGTTGGGAACAACGACTTGTTGATGTGGCACGCTGGCGACCCCATTGGCAAGGTCAAAGAAGCCGATGTGATACACGGCTTTTTGGTGGAATTGGTCGAGGAACTGCCAGATGCGCCCGTCAACATCGGCACACCTGACAATCCTTTCATGACCACGATTAAAGCGTGTTGGGACGCTATCGAAAAAAATCAGGATAAACTAGGTGTGTCGCAAGGCTTTCAGTATCGAGATGATGATTTGCAAGACGGCGTTTTTCGGCGCATCGTTAAATATGAAAGCAGTATTTTGCCTATCGAAATTGCCAGTAACCCATATACATTGGTCAAACTCATTGACTAATTGTAAGGTTGTTTGATATGATGGAATTTGACAAGTGAGAGGATATAAAAAAATGGCAACACAAAAAATGAAACGGTCGCAATGGCTCAGCAAATTGTTGGGCAACGACAAAGCCGATGAGGTTAACCAAAGCCTCGCCCAACTCGAAGCCCTGCTGGATAAGGCAGGGGTCGCCAAAAAATCGGTACGCAAATTGCACAACGGCAAATTCAACAAAACCGCCGTCAAAG